CCGCCATTAGTAGAATCAATATTTATAAACGTACCATTAGGCTTTTTAGCAGTTAATACTGCCTTTACTAGCCTTGCATCGTCATCGTCAACGATTGAATCCTGTATTCGATGACTAGAATCAAGTCCCATATTTCTCTTAACAACTACGTGCAGCCTAAAATCTGTCTGTGGAGTTGCGCCATTAGTATATCTTATGCGCAAATATTGTAATGCTGGCTGTATGCTAAAAGTTTTACCTGTTGCAGCAAGAATTGTAAATTTATCATCACTATCCCAATGTATATTCTCGATACCGTTTTCAGAATGACCCTGCTCAATTACAAGACCGTCTGTAGCACTTTCAACGTCACTATATACCGTTATGTATATAATGCTTGCTTGTAGTATATCTGTAGCTAATCCTGTAAATGTTTCGCCTGCGCCTAAAACTTCGTGGCTTGAGTTATTAGTGTCAATAAACCCGTTTTTGCTTATATCTGTACCATCGCTATCGACTTGGGCGACACGCTTGTAAGATGCACCTACTCCCTTGTCTTCCATGCAGTTTCGTTCTAATTCTGGAATTGGTGTCGTAATGCTCATACTTTAAAACCTTCATAAAAGAGCAAGGGCTAAAAGCCCCTACTCTCCAGTCAAAGGGAATAAGACTATTTTAACGCCTCTCGACGTATCAATTAGAATGGTAACACTTCCCAAACAAATGTAAGTTTCCCAGCCGTAAGTGCAGCGGTCTCGACTGTAACGTCAAGAGTTGCATCGGCAGCTAGCTTGACATATCCCGCCACGTCTGGAAGCACTACGGCGCCCAAAGCAAAGGAAGCTTTACCTTCAGACTCTAGAAAAGCGTTATCATCGGCAGACGTACCAATAATTAAAGTTGCTGCACCGTCACTTGTAACGGCAGTATTAACCTTTACGGCTAACAGTTTAACCATACAAGCTGCATCGGCACCGGCAGTCATTACATAAGTACCAGTCGCGCCCGTGTCTTCAGAAAAGTCATAAACTGTTTCGAAAATATCGCCTTGATTTTTCCAACCTGCACCAAAAGAACCTGCTCTTAACATAATTTATACTCCTATTATTCGTTGTTTTTGTTCGCTCGTGATTTGGTTTTATTTATTTCGTTACCCCTTACTATTTCGGCCGGTCTATCTAAAAGGACATAACATCCATGTTGCATCCCTCTAGTAAACCATGAGCCAGTAACAACCGAACTAGGTACAGGTAGTGCTCTTAGAGCTTTAATCAAATCGTCGGGCGAATTTTCCACAACACAAATTAAATTTTGATACTTACTAACATTTGACATAGTCATATTCCCTTTAGACCGTTAAGAACTAATTAAGATGCACTTGTTATTAAATAAGATCTACTAGCACCATTTATGCCTAATTTGGCTCCGAAAACGATGTCGGCAGACAATAAATAACCAAAGCGTTTGTTTGAATGCTGATCAGATATTTTAAATCTAACCTCGGTTTGAGCCGCATATAATAGAGCCGAAGGTGTCAAAGCATGTAATGTAGTTGTCAATGCTTTAGAATCATCTTCTAGAATGTTAAAGCCGTAACGCTTTTGAACAATCTGACCGCCAATCATTGCTGCATCAGTTGCACCATAGTCCTGATCAGTCAATGTTGAATCTGCAAGTAGGTTTGCATAGTAGCTTGGGCCCACAAGAGCATACCACTCTTCAGCTCTAGACCAATGAGCCTCACTAGCTGCCTTACGCATTGCAACAAGGTCACTAGCTGCAATACTTGCCTTACTGTTAACAGTATGGTCTGGGCTAGATGTTGATGGAATAAGAAGACTATATAGATAGTCGTTAATTTGGTTTCCGATATCTTGCATTAAAGCTTTTCTAATGTCGGAAGATCTTTCTGGGTCGATGATAGATTGAATTTGAATAAGGTCGTCAAATTCCATAGCCGAAACCGCTCTACGGTCGGCTTTAAGATCAACATAGCTAGTACTTAGTTGATTAGTTTCAAAGGTGTCAGCATTAACGCCAACTTCTCTTAACTCTGAACTTGGTGCATTAATTTGAGAAATGCGAACGGTATCGTTCTGTTTTTTAATCTCGCCTTCATATTGCTTTGAAACAATACTAGGAAGAATAAAAGACTCTCTCAATTCTTGCATCATCATTGGAGACCAAACGGTCTGGATTTGATTGGTAACTTCCGCTAACCCTGTCTTAGACATAACTGCCCCCCTTAAAATATTAATCTTAAAACTTGCAGCAAGGTTAGCGGCGTTTTTACACTATTATTCTAGACTAAAATCGACGTCTTTATAACGTGCAGCCATTTCCTTACTGCTTTTCAACGCTCTCCATTGCGAAGGTGAAAGCTTTTTGCCACTGGAATCGCCTGTCTTGTTGTTTGGTATAACTGGCTTTTGACTGATTAATAACCTTTTATGATCAGTCTTAAAGTTTGTAATAACATCGACAAGTGATTCTTGATCTATGTCACCTTCATCAGTCATACGAATGTCATCTAATGGGATTAAAGAGTAATACTTACTTTCAAGTTTTGAATCCCCTAATCCATTTAAAAACGAGTGTACTTTACGAAAATCTTCCTCGTTTTTCTTCATAGTGCCAACGGTATTTCGAAGCTCGTTTAGTTCTTGCTCTTTAGTTTGCAAAACTTCGGTGAACTTCTTTTCTTCGATGGCCTTACGTTCTGCAGCTTCTTTATCCCTAGCTTCATATTCTGCTAGTTTCGCCAAAGCGTCAGAATGTTTAGATGACAGATTCTTTTTTTCATCTAATAACTTTTTAAACGAAGCATATTTAACAGTGTCTTCGCTGTTATCGCTCGGCTTATTATCGTTATTTGTTGGATTACCACCATCCACTGGATTCGGGTTATTGTCGTCCACGGGAGCGAACAATTTTGGCCTGATAAACTTAACTAACATAATCTTAGCATCCCCTTTTTTAAAAAGTCAACATTGACATAAAAAAATTAGCTTTCAGATATTATATTTTTAACATATGTATCATACCTTTTAAGTATTTCGACCATTTCTTTACGTGATAAATAAAGATATGGACGACCTTTTTCGTGGTGTGCCGCCGTCTTAATGGAATCTAGTTTATTATTATTTCCTATAAATATAGGTCCTCTTGATGCCTGTATTATGTAAAGCGAATCGAGCATAGAACCTGTTAGGGTTAGGTTTGAATCCCTTCCCTTTGCGGCTTTTCTATGCTTACCTTTTATTGCTTGACGACGCTTTGCATATTTTTCCGTTACTTTTTTAAGCTTGCTAGCCCTTCCCTCTGGACGGTCAACACCTTGACCCTGTAGGCGTGTACGCTTTTTAATGAGCTTAATAGATTCTCTACCAAGCCGTTTCATGATAGTTGGCGAGCTAATGCGTTTAAGTTTTTTTTCTAAATAACGCTTAACACTCTTAGTTTCGATAGAAGATTTAGCCATGCTAGTCCTCGCTTTCTTCTTCTTCCAACTCTTTAAAATAATCCTTAACTATTTTATTAACATCTTTTTGAAGTATGTCTAAAAATGGCCTCGCCTTCCTAGGATTTGGTGCCCTTCCATAACTACCTATTATATTGCCTTCGGCTTTACGCTCTTGTTTTGTTCCCTTTTTATAGCCGACTATTATCTCGCCTTTTTTGCCCTTAAAATACTTAATAGCATCTAACATCGCTCCGGTGTCTTCGAGGTCTACGGGGTCGGAATAGCCCTTTTCCTTTGCATATTCTTTTGTATATTTGCCTGCGCTCTTTTCGTTCTTTGGCGACCAAGGGCGGCCATAAACGTTAAGCCCTTCCCTTGTTCGCTCTTGAATAAAATCAATTATTCTGTACCCGATCTCGACTTTATCTATACCTTTTAATTCTTTTGGAACTTTAATTCTTAGCTTAGTTCCCGTCCTGTTCCTCATCTTTATCACCTTCCGACGCAATTAAATACTTTTCTGTCATAGCATCTTTATCGGCTTCTATTTCAGCGATAAGTTGATCAACTTCTTTATCGGTCATTTCTGGATTTAACAGCATAATGGCCCTACGCTTTGTTGTAAATCCCGCATCTAGCTCGTCTTTTAATACCCGAACTTGTTCGCCTCTATTAATTACTGGTGTTGGTTCTTGGAACGAAACGACAACTTTAGCCCCTACGGTAAAAGTGCCGTAATCATCTATTAGCCCCTGCTCTTTCCATAGGGGGTAGATATTATTTAGCAGGATATCCCAAAAGCGTGTCTCATAAACAGAATAAAGGCTTGCTTGATATTGCCTTATATCTGTTACATCCGCCTCGTCAATTATCTTAGCTATACCGCTTGCAACATTACTAGCGTCAACGCTACCTATTGTAGAGCCTTTTAGCCCCTTAGTATTTAGCCACATTGATAGCTGACTCATTGTCGAACTTATAAGGCTATCTATATCGCCCTCTGGTTTAACTGTACCAATTTCGGGTTTTTTATCGCTTTCACTATCCGACTTGAAGTTCCAAAAAACATTAGGCGACATTGAAAGCTTGCTAGCATCCACATCAACGCCATACATAATAGAATAAGCTGTAAATTTTGCAATGTAGTTAACGTCGGACAAAAGAAGCGGTATAAGCAAAGTTATGTCTAGCGTATCATCTTGAATAGTAGGCATGCATAAGTTATCGCTCATGTTTTGATACATAAATGGAGCCACGCCGTAATAGTTAAGCCCGTCTTGTCCTAATTCGCTCATTAAATCGTAACGTATTGCACCGTTTCCGTCATAAATAGCAAAATTATAGTCGGTATAAATCCAATATATCTCTAATTCGACGCCCATAGAGTCAACTATTGAATCCATGAATAATATATAAACATCGGGCGACGAGGGGTTAACCTGTGATTCGTTTTTAATTAGAAATTTATGGTTTGATATATTTCTTACGAATGGCTTGCCCTCGTCTATGCCAATCTGTAGCAATGAGTTCAGGTATAAGTTTAATAGTTCGTTGTTAATATTTAGCTTATGATCGATATTTAATAATTGTTCAAACTTTTCTACTAATCTAGAGTCGCTTTCCTTACCGCCTATTACTTGCCGCCTTGGTTCTTGTTGATAGATCTTTGAAAGCTTATCTAGTACACGCCTAGCAATATTAATCGGTGCTTTTCTTTCCTTTGCCTGTAGGAATGATTTTTCCCCAAGGTCGTCAATCATCTTTTTCTCTAATAGTTTGCCTATTCTTTTTTCGTAGATGTTGAATAGTGCAGTGTTAACGCTAATGCGTTCGCCTTGGTTATGCACCCATTGGACTAAATTTTTAGCATAATCGGGATTAAATAAATCAATCATAACTCGACCTCGCTCGTTTTACGTGATGTGGTTTTTATGATAGCACAAATAGCGTAACCTAATGCAGTTGTAACGTGCTGATATGGGCATGATGGACCGTCGTCTTCAATATAACCAGCGTTCTTTTTAAGTTTGACGCTCCTTAGACCTCTATCAACATTTTTACAGACACCAT